CGGCGGCCCTTGTCTGGTACAACGGCGCAAACTGGACCGTCATAGGCGTCTAATCGAACACCGCCGGGAGCGAGCCCATCCGGCCCGGCGGTCTCTCTACCGGGTGGGCGCTTAGAGAGAGAAGACAATGTTGACCATTACATTCACGCAGGACGAACTTCAGGCCCTTGGCGCACTGCTCGACGCCGCGGTCAAAGCGACAGGTATGCAGGGGGCCAAGGCTGCCGTGCCGCTGTACGAGAAACTGGAACGCGCTGTGGCCGAGGTCAACGCGTCCAAGCAGGAGGCCGAATGATGGTTGACACAGACAACACCGCTCAGATCAATATCGCTATCGTTTCGGCTCGACTGACAACGACTGTTCGTGCTGTCATGTCAGAAGCCGACAGCGCGCGTCAGCTTGCCTACATCATGGCGGCCACGCCGTTCGGAACCGTGACGGAGAACGTCCAGAAGCAGGTTCCAAATTCTGCATGGTCGCCCGATCAGCTCGATCCGAATGACCCGCCCGAGTTCATCGAGGTTCAGGAGTGGGTGACGCGCCCCGCCACGCCGGAAGAAGCCGCCATCGGTTATTCTCAATGGGTCATCAACGACCTGTCGGCCAAGGCGTTCGCGTGGGACCAGCAGCGGGCCGCCGCAGCGGCTGCGGCTGAAGTTCCGCCCATCACGCCGATCAAGCCGCCCGGCCCCGTTCCGGGTGAGTGATTTTGACACGAGCCAAACCAAGGTGGTATAAAAGTAGAGGTTTGCCTTCAAGGGGCGCGTCGTGGGTCCGTTTTTCGGTGGTAGCTTCTTTGTTGGCGGGTTCTTCGCCGCCATCGTTACTACCGTTCAGCAAGTCTTTGTTGAAGTACGGACGGCCGCGCTGACCTTCGCGCAACGCAGGAGAATGTCGTAATGGCCGTTAACCTGAAGGCAATCACATCTTGCCTTGGCTACCAGCAGATCACCGGCCTCAGCACCGCCAAGTCGCTGACCGTGCCGACCGTTGACAAGACGGGCATGAACCAGAAGCCGACCATCGCGCTCATCACGCCGTACACGCAGGCTGTCCGCTGGCGCGACGACGGCACGGCTCCGACCGCCAGCGTCGGTATGCCCCTCGCGGCCGGCGTGACGCTCCAGTACGACGGCGACCTGTCCAAAATCCAGTTCATTGAGATTACGGGCGGCGCTGAACTTAACATCAGCTATTACGCCTAAAGGGACCGACGATGCCGAGCATCTCCAACGACGGCGGCCCTATCGACTACGTGGCCTTCTTCACCAAGCAGCTGCCGCTTGATCTGGCCCGCATGGCCGCTCTGCGCGACGAACTGGAGAAGCGCCAGGGCGCGATGATGGCCGTTGACGAGATCAACGCCGCCAAGGCCGCCGCCGACGCGGCGCTGGAGCAGGCCCGCGCCGAGGCCGCCGCCATGACGGCTTCGGCCAAGGAGACGCTGGAGCGCGCTAAGGCGCGCGAAGCCGCCGTCGCCAAAAAGGAGAAGGCGCAGGCTGACCGCGAGGCCGCCTTCACTGTCGAAATGGACGCCCGCGCGGCTGAAATTGCCAAGCAGGACGGCGAAGTCGCCAAAAAGATCGCCTACATCGAGCGCGATCTGGCCGAGCGGTCTGCCGAGCTGAACACGCTGGCGGCCCGTCTTGAGGATGACCGCCGCGCGCTGGACATCCGTATTCAGAATTTTCAGGCGAAAGTCGCTGCACTTAGCGTCTGACAATAAACCGTACTGGTGCGGTTCATCAGGTCCGAGAGGAAGCAAACCATATGAGCGATGAAGCTCAGTTGAATGAAGCGGCTCAGGCCGCGCCGGAGCAGGACACCACGGCGGTTTCTGCCCCCGAAGCTACGACGCCGGAAGGACAAACGACTGAAGCGACCAAGACCTTCACTCAGGAAGAGCTTGACGCCATCGTCGGGAAGCGCCTTGCAAGAGAACAGCGTAAGTGGGAACGCGAGCAGGCCCAGCGGCTTGCGGAGTTGGAAGCGAAGAAGGCGCCGCCACCCCCGCTACCGGCTGCTGACGATTTCGAGAGCGCGACGGCGTATGCCGAGGCGCTGGCGGAACGGAAGGCTCAGGAGCTTATTGCCCAGCGGGAAGCCGCGAAGCAGCAGGCTCAGTTGCTCGACGCTTATCACGAGCGTGAGGAGGATGCGCGGTCACGGTACGACGACTTCGAGCAGGTCGCCTACAACCCGCAGCTTCCCGTCACGGACGTGATGGCGCAGTCGATCCAGGCGTCCGACATCGGCCCCGACGTCATCTACTGGCTCGGGTCAAATCCGAAGGAAGCCGCCCGCATCGCCGCTTTGCCGTCGATCTTGCAGGCCAAGGAGATCGGTAAAATTGAAGCCAAGCTTGGCTCCAATCCGCCGGTTAAAAAGACATCCGCCGCTCCAGCTCCTATCGCGCCTGTCGCCGCCCGTACAAACTCCGGTTCGCCGGCTTACGACACCACCGACCCCCGCTCAATCAAGGCAATGAGCACCTCGGAATGGATCGAAGCGGAGCGTCAGCGTCAGATTAGGAAGCTTGAGGCCCAACGTCGCTAAGGAGTATCTTGTAGTCGGGAAAGTTCTCAGAGAGACACCGCTTACGGATGGTAAACCTATGAATGCCAGTTGCTTTGGAAGCCGCCGCAAACGAGCGATACTCAACACCCAACACGTTGCACGACGTATTTCGGGTGTGCGTCTCGCTACGCCTTTTGCGCGACTCTTCGGAGTGTTTGGCTCTTGCGAAAAACGGACGTTTGCGACCGGCCAAAGCAGCGCGCTGCTTAGCTTTTGTTTCGTCAGATGTCACTTTTCCGGTTCTGTACTGGCGAAGTTTTTTGCGGGTTTCTTTAGTTCGAACGTATTTTCCAAGTTGCACCAGCATGTCACCATGCCGCTCTTGAAGATGTTCGCTCGCACTAAGACACTCAAGGTTTTCCACTCGATTGTCCGTTTTAACCCCGTTAATGTGGTGCACTTGTTTGGAAGGGTCAAAACCTTCCATCCAGCACATCGCCACAACGCGGTGAACGAGCATCTTGCTTCCCATACTAAGGTATCCTCCGTTGTGCTGCGAGGGCGTGTATGGGCGGTGCTTTCTGAGAACTTTCCCGCAGCGCGAAACAGCGTAAAGGTGATTAAAGGCGCGGTATTCCACGCCATCGACCGTAAAGCTAATCACGTTGTACCTCCTTTGGTAGCTAACAAGATTACTTCTATTCCAGCTTAGAAGGAAAGTCAAACGTGGCTAATTCGATCCTTACAATCGACATGATCACGCGCAAGGCGCTCGAAATCCTCGAGAACAACCTTGTGCTGACCCGCACCGTGAACCGTCAGTATGACGACAGCTTCGCGGTCGAAGGGGCCAAGATCGGCTCCACGCTGCGCATCCGTCTGCCTGACCGCGCGCTGGTCACGGACGGCGCGGCGCTCCAGGTGCAGGACGACAACGAGCAGTTCACCACGCTCTCTGTCTCCAGCCAGAAGCACATCGGCGTGAACTTCACGACTGCCGAACTCACGATGCAGCTCGACGACTTTGCGGAACGTGTGCTCAAGCCGCGTATTTCGCAGCTGGCGTCGTCCATCGACGCGGACGTGGCCAACTCGTTCAAGTCGATCTACAACTCGGTTGGTACGCCCGGCACCACGCCGTCCACGTCTCTCGTGCTGCTTCAGGCTCAGCAGAAGCTCAACGAGAACGCGGCCGTCGCTTCGCCGCGCTACGCGACCGTCAACCCGGCCGCTAACGCCGCCCTTGTTGAAGGCATGAAGGGCTTCTTCAACCCCACCGACGTCATCAGCCGCCAGTTCAAGAGTGGCCTGATGGGTGCCGGAGTGCTGGGTTATGAAGAAATCAGCATGTCTCAGTCGATCAAGCAGTTCTCCACCGGCACGTTCTCGCGTACCGCTTCGACGACTGTCGGCACGACCGTCTCCTCGCAGGGCGCGACCACCGTCGTTCTCTCTCAGGGTTCGGCTACGACGACCCTCAAGGTTGGCGACGTGTTCACCATTGGCGGCGTGTACTCCGTCAACCCGCAGACCCGCGAATCGACTGGCTCGCTCCAGCAGTTCGTGGTCACGGAAGACACCGCCGGCGTGTCCGGCACGTTCACGGTTAAGGTCAGCCCGGCGATCTACACCGCCTCGCACGCCCTTGCCACCGTGGACAGCTTCCCGCAGTCCGGCGCTACTGTTACGTTCCTCGGGTCCGCCTCGACGCAGTACCCGCAGAACCTGGTTTACCACAAGGACGCGATCACCTTCGCCACCGCCGACCTGCTTCTCCCGCAGGGCGTCGACATGGCGTCGCGTCAGGTCCACAACGGCATCTCGCTGCGTGTCGTGCGCCAGTACGACATCAACAACGACCGTATGCCGTGCCGCATCGACGTCCTCTACGGCTACGGCGTGATCCGTCCGCAGATGGCCGTCCGTATGTGGGGTTAACCATGAGCTATGTCCTCGGAAATCTCCCCAAGCAGTCGGTGATTAGCGTTACGCTGTCACCGGCGGCTGTGTCGGCCAACACGTCGGCAGAGCAGACGTTCACGGTCAACGGCCTTCAGGCCGGCGACCACATCGTCGTCAACAAGCCCTCCGCGCAGGCGGGCTTGGGCATCGTCGGTGTGCGAGTGTCTGCGGCCAACACGATGGCTATCACCTTTGGCAACTTCACGGCCAGCCCGATCACGCCGACTGCGAGCGAGACGTATCTTGTTCTCGTCAGCCGCGCCGACCGGGTTGTCACCGATGGCAATATCTAAGGAGTAAGGACTATGGCTCTCCCCAATGGCGCTGGCGGCTATCAGGTCGGCGACGGTAACGTCAACGACCCGATTATCGACCTGATCGACGAACCCGTTTCGCTTACGGCTTCTGCTACTCTCACCGCTTCGCAGGTGCTTAACCGCCTGCTTCTGGTGAACAGCGGCGTGACGTCTTCGCAGACTTACACGCTGCCGACTGTGGCGCAGCTTGAGGCTGATCTGGTCAACTCCGACCGTATCGGCACGTCGTTCATGTTCCGCGTTGTCAACCTCGGCACGTCCTCCGGCACTGCGGTCATCGCCGCCGGTACCGGCTGGACTGTCTCAGGTTCGCTGACGATGACGATCCCGGTCACGACCGGCGCGGCGCTCCTCGCCCGCAAGTCTGCGGCTGGCGCGTGGACGCTGTATCGCGTAGCGTAAGGCTACCGGGCGGCCTACGGGCCGCCCTTTTTCCGTCAGGTGATTTATGATTTATCTTCGTCATCCCGTTCACGGCACCAAAGTCGCTACGCTTGAAATGGAAGCGATTTATGATGAAGAGAACGGCTGGACGCGATATAACCCCGACACGCCCTCGGCTCCTGTGGCGGCAGACAACAGTCTGGTTTCACGACGGCGCGGACGCCCTCCCCGCCAGCAACAGGAACAGGTGACGACCGATGGCGACAGCGGGCGAGCAGATTAATGGCGCTTTGAGGCTTCTAGGCGTTCTGGCGGAAGGCGAAACGCCGTCTGCGGAAACGTCGCAGGACGCGCTGTTCGCGCTCAATCAGATGATTGACAGCTGGAACACCGAGAGCCTGTCGATCTATTCGACTATCGACCAAGTTATGACTTGGCCGTCATACCAGATTTCGCGGACGCTCGCGCCGACCGGC